GTGCCCGATCCTGGGACGACGTGTGTGCGGTAATCCGCCCCGAATATGAACACGAATACGGCCAAACTCCGGCAGGCGGGGTGCTGGACGCGGACGGATACTGGGGGGAAATGACCACACGCCGCCTACAGGAAGTCCTTGCAACTCCCATCGACGGCATCATCTCCGACCAGGACAGCGCTTGGCGGGATGCGAACCCGGCGCTCACCTCCGGCTGGGAATGGACTGATAGCCCCACAGACGGGTCGGCTGTGGTTGAGGAGCTGCAGCGCCGCCTGGGTGTGGATGTGGACGGCCTCATGGGGCCGGACACCATTAACGCCCTCGAAAACCATCTGGGGTTCGAAGCGGACGGGCACCTTGATGCGCCCTCTCCGACTGTCGCAGCGCTCCAGCAAAGCCTGAATCGAGGTGAATTCTGATGAATACCTATATGTCGGCATCTTTTTGGGCTGGCGTCTGTGAGCGGTGCATCAAAACCGCTGCGCAGACCGCTCTCGCCCTGGTCACGGTCGGCACCGCGATCACTGACCTGGACGCTCGAAGCATTCTGGCTGTAACGGCGACCGCCGTCCTTGCCTCGCTTCTGACTTCGCTGGCTGACCCTCATCGTACGGACACCGCGACCGCCACCTACGAGGGCAAGCACAGGGAGGAGACGGTGTGAGTCCCCTGCATCCGATTACGGACGCGCTCAACACCCCGGAAGCGGCCTCGATCATCGTCGCCGTGGTCCTCGGCGCTGTCGGCACGCTAGGAGCGTACCTGCGTCTCGTGCAAAAGAAATTGGCCGTGCAGCTGGAAGCCTTGAACGCACACAGCAAGGAGATTAAGGCCGCCGCTCAGGCAGCTGAACGCGATAGTGCCGCGATCAAGACCCAGACGAACAATGACCATTCTTCGAACCTGCGCGCGGACTTGGATGAGACCCGCGCGAAAGTCGATCAGATTTCAGAGCTCGCCACCAGCACCAACGGAATCGTACGCCAGCTAGGCAGCGAGATCGCAGGGATACGCAATGATCTGACAGCGATGCGGGATCGACAGTCTAACGAAGAACGCGCCCACACAGTCCTCGTGGAAAGCTCAAAAACCGACCATGAGCGCATCTGGAAAGCGATAGACAAACTCAAAGACCAGGCATAGCCCCTGGTCTACACAAAGCGCCCCCAC